CGCGGCTATTGCGGCGTTGGTCTCTTGCATAGAAACGCCCGCAGCGGCGGCGGCAGGTGCAACTTGGAAGATAGAAGCGGATAGCTCCGCAAAGGTTGTTTTACCGCCCTTTACTGCCGTAAACAAACTATCGGCAACTGCTTGCGCGTCACTTGTCTCTAGGCCAAAAGCGTTTACTACCGTAGTTAGGCCGTCTACTGCGGTATTTACGTCGGTTACTCCGGCGATAGAAGCGGCGCTAGCCACTTGCATAAAGGTTAGCGCGTTTTCTTTTGGAACTCCGGCGCTAAGTGCGTTGTAAAGACCGTTCGTTAGTACGTCTTGGGCTATGCCAAACTCTTGCGATACGGCGCTAACCGTACTCTTAAAATCTGTAAAGTTCTTTGCAGCGGCTTCGCCGGTTGTACCGGTAAGGGTTACTACTTCACCTAGCGCTTTGTTTAGATCTTCTGCTCCAGATACTCCGTCTTTTAAGAAGTTACCGATAGCCATAGCACCGAAGGCGGCGGCGGCCGTTGCAATAATTGGACCTAGTGCGCTTTTGAATTTAGATCCGAAACCTTGACCCATACTTGTACCAAGTCTATCGCCGGAGATTTTTCCAGCGGCGTCGGCGTCGTCTGGAAGCCCCTTCTTTAGATAGGTCTCTAAATCTTTAGTGCCGGGTACTATGTTTACGAAGGCGGTCGCAAGCGCTCTACTAGCCATTTATTCTTGTGCCTTTCGGTTGTTCATAGCGTTAAGTTTCTTTATTACTTCGCGTCTAGATTGGTTCTTTTTACCTAGATTTGATTGCCCAGACGGTCTCCAAGGAGTCGGATAGGGCTTGGGTTTCTTCTTGCTATTTACGGTAGCTAGTAGGTCCCAAGTGTGCGCGCCTATTATCCATTCGTGACTAACGGGGTGCGTCCATTTTTGCATAGCCGCATTTAGCCAGCTATCGGGACTTTTTGCCAGAATACTTATTAGGTAAGCGGCTTCTAGGTAACTTAGGCTTACGCCGATTTCTTGGTAGCTAATACCAAAGCGGCTTCTAAAGTCGTAAGCTATCTCGGCCGGGTGGTCCGTGATTAGCTCACGAACCTTTAGGCTTCCCCCAAGCCAGCCCCTTGCGTCCAAGCTGTAATCCAAGCGCCAAATTCGTTGCCGTCCATTTGGTCTAATGCGTCAAAGGCTTTAGCGTCTTCGCCTAACATTGTTTCTAAAATAATAAACACGGTGTCTAGCTCGTCTTTGCCCTTGCGGGATTTACGTAAAACTCCCATAGGGATCGACTCAAAACTTGGGACCGTGTACTTTTTACCCTTGTACTCAAAAGCGTGTAATGCTGCCATGTTTGCGATCTTTTCTAGCGGTCTTTTTGCGGTGTGGACCGGGGTAGGCCGACCGCATTGTGCCTACCCCGGAACTTTGTTAGGTGTTATTTAGGCTTCGAACTCGCTGTAGAAGATGTCTACGGATCGTCCTTCTGACTGATAGGCGGTAACTGTAATACCGTAACCAAGCGCGTCGCCATTAGTGATGGGCTGAGCCTCCACGGTTAGTATCTCACCGGCTGGAACGTAGTGGCGGATAGATTTAGCTCCGTCTACAACGTCAATTACGAAGGACTTTTTACCTCCGGTTGCACTTGGGTTTAGTGAAATTTTACCGTTTAGCATTGTCGAACCAAAGTAAGCTTCTACTACTGCTTCGGTAGTTTCTAGCAACATAAAGCTATAGGTTACGGTTGCCTCGGTTACGACCTCGCGTACTAGATCGGCGTCTTGCCACGCGCGAATTTGCGACGTAGATCTCGAAGTTTCGAAATTCACGCCGTCGGCGCTGACATAACCAAGATCTACGAAGTCTACGCTAAGTACGGTATCGCTTGCGGTTGGGGCGGTTGCGGTAGTAGGGGCCACGTATACCCGGCCTGTAATGCCTACTACAACGTTATCGGCTGTAAGTGCCATTTTGTTATTCTCCTAATTAGGTTAGTGGACTATGCGGTAGTCCGGGTTTTCCGCGGCGCGGAAGATTATAGGTCTGTACCCTTTACTACTATTTCGGCGTCTATTGAACGCTTTTCATAGTCCGAGTCTTCGACGGTGCGTATAGGACCAAGGCGTACGTTTACTCTTTTTATTTGTTCGCCAATAGATCCTCGGATTAGGCTTTCAATAAGTAAGCCAAGTGCATTAGCCGTACCGTAATCGGTGGCGTATACCTCTAGCGTTACACTTGCTAGCTTTGTTACGTAGGATACTTCGCCATTGTAGGCGGCGTTTACTACGACCTGTTTAGCCGGTTGAACTTCGTCCGGCTGAGCTTTTTTAGTAGCTACCCTTACGTCTGTAGCAAGCGCGTTGCCAAGTGAAGTAAGGGCGCTGTTTAGGTAACTGACTAAGGTTAGTTCCACGTCTGGAAAGATTACCGCCATTAGTTGCCCCTAGTAGTTTGTGAGTATAACGCTGCTCTAAGGTGTGCTACCCCGTCGCGTTTCTGAGTGTAAAAGTGTACGGCCGTTGCCGTTTCTGGATCTGCGTTTGTGTGGATCTCAAAGCCGGGGCGTCCGGGGCCGCCGGGCTGAAACTTTACCGTAAAGCCAGCTTCGGCGTATCCGTCAATACGTCCACCTGCTCCGTTTTCGGCTTCGCTTGCGGTTGATTGCGCTACGGCTGCTACGTCGTTAGCAACACTAGCTAGCGCGTCACGTAAGCCCTGATTATTTGCAAGTAGGTCGATTAGTCCCTGATGATCTACCTTTACGCTTGGGCTAGCCATTACGCTTCTTTACGGGTACTACTACACCGGCGCTAAAGTCGAAGGGTGGATTATAGTCTTGCGCTTGACCGTCTTTTTCCCATTCTGTACCCCGGATAGTAAAACGATCGCCTTCTTGGATCGCGGTCCCATTTGGAAAGTATAAAGTTAGCTTTGCGTCTATTGGATCGCGGTCTACTGCGGTTGGTTCACCGGTAGCGCCAAAGCCTATTAAAACGTTTTTTACCGTTATGGTGGTAAGCGTATAAGTCTTATTGCCGTAGCTGTCGGTAGCGTTAGCGCTCCGGCGCTTTATTGTTACGGTTTCCCCACCTGTATAAAACACTTCTAGCGTACCTCTATCCAAACGGTATCGTAAGCTATTAGGTCTATGTCGTAGCCTTGGTTTACTTCGTAAGCTTTGCCCCTAGTAGTTGGGGCTAGTAAAGTCTTTTCTTCGTCTTTTAGCCAGACGTCTCGGGATTCTTCGCCAAAATTTCTGCCTTGCGAGAATGGCCCTGTAGCTTGTTGCCAATAGCTTAGGTTTCCGGGGTTACGTAGTACGCGCGTAACCATACGAACTACAACCATTTCTACCACGTCGGCAGATAGGGCCGCGCTATCTATGCGGGCTTGGATACCCGGGTAGGTGGCTGTTATTATTGCCTCGGCGTCTCCGATTAGTGCGGTTATTAGATCCGTGTCTGTAGGAGCGTCGCTACCTACCCAACGATCTAGTACGTCTTGATACGTCGCCCAAGCCATTAGCTACCCTTCGTTTGTTTTATGGTGTGGCCCGGGGCCGGCCTAAACCGACCCCGGACGGTTGAACGGTTATTAGGCCGCTACGGTAATCTTCTTGAACGCGTCGTTATCCGAGACTCGGAAACCGACCTCGATCTCCGCAAGAACGGCGAACATATTCTGCTGAAATAGGTTGATGCTAGTTTCTCCAGAAGTCAAAGTAGCCTGATCGCTAATCTTGATTGTTACGCCTTCGACCTGACCCCATACTGCCTGTGTCCAGTCACCGGTAAAGCCTAGGACGTCGGTTACGTCGTCCTTGTAGGCTGCGCGTGACTTGAATACTGGACGGCCCAAGATAGATCCTACGGATCCGTCTGTAGCCATGTTTGAGCCGAATAGTGGACGGTCGTTACCGTCTACCAAGCCAAGTAGCGCCGACTCTCCTTGTGGGGAAATAATGAACCCGTTTAGGTCGTAGCCAGCGCCGCCGACTGCCCCAAGTGCGGATACTAGACCCGCGTAGGTCATTTCTAC